CAATCATAGCCATTCACACAGACACCCTCCACGCTCGAGTAATGAGTGGTATCTTCAAGACCCACCCCCTATTCGTGTCCAAGCTCTATGGCCGACAGGGGAAGGACGCTAGTGAGATTCGAGAAGCCTACGAAGAGTTCATGCAGTACGTCGGTATTGAGCCGCAGGAGCTAGACCTCTACAGAGTAGAAAATGAGTGGCTTAGTGAGGCCGTCAAGTACGGGACCTCTACCCTGAAAGCACCGTGGGAGAAGATGATGCGGGATTATCTCCTCCCACTCTCCACTGAGGCTCCTACCGAAGGTCTTGTCGCTTCTGCGAAGGATTTCATCAGCGAAACGACCTATGAAGGTCCGCGACCGGAAAAGCTTCCGTTCGATGCCTTCGGTATACCTCCGGCGGCGAAAACTCTTGAGTCTGCTGACATTAAATACCACCGAAAGACTATGCTTCGGTACGAGCTTGAGGAGCGGAAGTTCCTCGACATCTACGATAAGGACAAGGTCGAGACCGTACTCACCCAACCAGACAGACACGCTCCAACGGAGGCTCAGCAAGATAAAGAAACCCAAGCTGGTGCTCGCACCGTCTCGAGCTACGGTCACGCCGAGTGGGACGTTTACGAATGCTTCATTAAATGGCGCTACGACGAAGATCCCTTCGCACCTCGAATGATAGCCACGTACCACCTTAAGTCTGACACCCTACTGAGGGTCGCCTATGACAACTTCCCAGAAGAATGGTTTGTCGGCGCTCGTATGGCTCACCGCGACGATATGTATTTCGGCTATGGCTTTGCCGAGATACTCTGGTATTTCCAAGAAGAAGCCAGTCTCAAGCACAATGGCCGAAACGACAATCAAACCATTGCGAACACGAGAGTATGGCGCGTCCATCCCGATTCGAAGCTCCACCAGGGTTACAGGGTGTACCCAGGAGCAATGCTGCCGGCTGATGAAAAAGAAATCGAACCGCTCGCGCATGGGGAGATCTCAGCGACAAACATGGACGAGGAGCGACTCACCCTCGAACTCGCGGAACGCCGCTCTGGAGTTAGTCCCCCACAGCAAGGATTTGGAGCCGGGACCATGTCCGGCAAACGCGGGGTCTATTCGGCGATGGGAACCCTTTCTCTTTTACAAGAAGGAAACCGTCGGACTGACCTCACCATTTCGGATATGCGCGACGCTCATACTCGGTTAGGACGAATTGTTTCTCTTCAATACCACCTACTAGGCAAAGACTCCCAATTCCACAAATCGAGGCTGGCCCTCTTCGGCGAGGATGCTACAAAGATTAAGCTCGCGCTCGAGTATATCGCTGATAAGAAGATGGCTCTGCCGGTTTACGCCGCGACTGCAAGCATTAACAAAGAAGTAGAGAAACAGAACGACGTAATGCTTAAGCAAATCTCCTCTCAGCATTACATGATGGTGAGCCAGCTTATAGCTCAAATCGGGAATCCAGGCATTCCACCGCAGGTGAAGGAGTATGGCATCCAAGTCATAGACGCAGCCAATACTCTCATGAAAGCGATCTTCAGGAATTTCGGCCACGACGATATGGATCGGCTGGTTCCCGATCCTATCAAAATGATGCTTGCAGCGCAAGCTCAAGGAGCGCCAAATGGACAGCCCTCGCCTACCGGCCAGCCCCAGGGACAAAATCCTGCACAGCCGCAGCAGCTTCCTCCAATGGCTCAACTCCCCCCAGGGGGATCTATTCAATGAGTATCTCATCGACATTCTTAAGCGAGAAGAAAAGCGGCTTCATAATGAGAAGTCCGAGGTTGAGGTATTCCGAGCGCAAGGCGCGACGGCAATTCTCAACACGATTCTTGACTTGCATGGGGATATTGAGCAGTACGAGAAAGATCTCATTGCAGGCAAGGTACAGCCCATTGTATTAAAGGAGACGTAATGGAAAATTGGTGGAAGCGTAATAAAGATGAGAAAGTCGACCCGAAGCTCGAGGGTAAGAGCCAGGCTGACATTCTCAAGATGATGGAAGATAATGAGAAGGCGACAGCTCGTCTTGCAGAGCTTGAGCGCGAGCGCACTGCGGAAAAGGAAACTGTTAACAATCTTAACAGTCAGTTCGCAACGATCAAGGCAAAGCTCGATTCGATCGAAGCCAACCCTCGACCTCCCCAGAAACAGGACCTCGAGCCGGACGCCAATTTCATTGATGATCCCGACCAAGCCTTCAACCAACGCGCTCGTCCGATTGCACAGCTTACAGTCGATACGGCAGTAACGACAGCCCAAATGCTGGCTCAATCGGAGCTTGATAATAGGGATATGGCGAGCGGGAATAAGACGTTTGATGGTCGGTTGTTTCGGCAGTGGAGGGCCGAGATCCTCCAGTACGCCAACCAGAAGCAGAAGGTGGAGCTAACCAATCCTCAGGTGTGGGTAGATCTCTACCTAAAGGTAAAAGGTCTACACGCGGATGAGCTTGGAGATCCCGCGCTGAGAAAGAAGAATTACTCATTTATGGAAGGCGCAGCGAGCAATGCGCCGCCTCCTCCCGAGGATAAGAGCAAACTTCCCGCCGAAAGCCAGCTCTCACCAATGGAACTCAAGGTTGCAAACGGGATGAAGATGACTCCTGAGGCCTATCTTAAGAGAAAGAATGAGATGCAGTTTCTAGGAGCATAGGATGCCGACACCTACTGTACAGCCAAATCAGGTAGTACCTCCTGCTCCGCAGCCGAATAAAGCATTCACCAACGCGACAGCACCAGCTCCGCCAGTCGAGCGGATTCCGACAGATGCCGAGATTATTGCGAAGCCGCTGGCGCTTCCAGACTTCATTAACCTTAAGCCCAAGAACCGATCCCTCGTGCTTTATTGGGGCAACCGAGCCGTCGGCGACAAAGAATCGAAGATGCGTTACTCTCAGCTCCTGGCGATGGGGTTCAGGTGCGCAAAGCCCGAAGATGTGTACCTCCCCTTCGACGGGCAGGAACTGCCCTGCCCTGAATCCCTCGCCGTGGATAATAGGATTATCTGGGGCGATGTTATTGCGATGCTCATTGAGAAGACTAAGTATGTTGGTCAGACTAAGTGGAATGCAGAGACGGCAAGGAAGCGCGTTCAGCGACCTGGAATGATCACCCAAAAGGATGAGGCCGGCAATGTTCGTGAAACGCCCCTCTCCTTCAACAGCGGTAAGCTACGACCTTTTGTTCCGAGCCAAGCCGAGGCTGACGCCAAGACCGGCGCAGATACGGACCCAACTCGGGACATATAAGTTTCCTTGCTGCCCTCAGCGGGGATAATTCGAAAGGAGAAACATGGCGAGTTCCGAAATCCACTCGGTCCAAACGACGAGCGGAAACCAAGCGCGAATCCGCCGCATCATTGAGGAGGCTGGTCAGACGTTCCTGTCCGGCGTCCCCGTTCAAATCGCCTCCGGTGACGGCGGCGTCAAAGAATGGGACGGCACGACTGTGGCGTTCGGGATCGCAGGCTTCTCCAAAGAGGGCGGCAATAACCTCGGCGCGTTAGGCGTTTTGCCTACGGCTGCGGTTACACCTACTCAGACACTTGTCTTCGGTTCGGTACCCAACGAATCTTCGGCCAAGAACATCGGGCGACCGTTGTTCAATGACGGTCGAATTGGGTTCGAGGCCGCGGATAGTGACACAGTGTTCCTCGGCCAAGTGGGACCTGCTCAAACTGCCCTTGCGTCTGACGTAGGCAAGTCCTACGGCATGACCAAGGATGGTGATAACCACTGGTTCGTTGACAAGACGAAGTCCACAGTCGGAACAAACACAGTTGTTACGATTGCTCGTCTTGACCCGAATGACCAAGCTGCTACTCCGCGAGGCGTGTATTTCACTGTGGCGACCGCCTCTGCACAGTTGGTGGCATAACCATGACAATGGTACGTGGGCAGTTCGCACAATTAATGGCCCCTGGCCTTCATGATACTTTCCTCCACTGGGTCGATATGCTCCAGCGGGATGAAGAGTATTCTCACCTATTCCACGTCGAAACATCGAAGATGGCGTATGAGGATGAAGTGGAATTCGCCGGGCTTCCGCCGATGGTTGAGAAGCCAGAAGGCGAAGCCGTTTCGTATGCTGATGCTATTCAGGGCGGCACGAAG